CCCATATTCTTTAATCATCCGAAGCTTGGTGAAAATAAGAACCGTGAGATTTCGATCACAGATACTGACTCAAGGATTTCACTAACCGATGCTGAACTCATATGTGGTATGTATGGTAAAGAGACTGGTGTTGATTTCCTTAAAAGAGCTAGGAAAGATCGGGTATTTTATACCAATTCCTCAAAAGTCTTGATAAATGGTGGAGTGATACAGAGCTCAGACGCTAAGCGTTATGGTCCAATGATGTCAAATTTTGCCATTGCTATCATGCTTTTATATCTTGGATCTTTTTCAATGCATTTAAAATGGGCATCTGTTGTCTATGCACGACTTGCATATAGGAAAATGGCTCTACCACTGAACATATCTCCAGTACTTGAAAAACAAATGCAGTATCCAGACACTAGAGTAATTTCTTCAAATACCTTAAGGTGGATAAAGCAATTACCTGAATGTTTTAAAGACTCAGAAACAAAATATGTATGGTATTGTGACTCTCACCACATGGGACAGGGCATGTCACATCATAGCAGTTCATTGCTGCATGCTGGTGCATTGATAGTAATTAAAAGGTCATTGGATTTAGTAATTATACGTGTTCATGGCAAATTGTGTAAATACAACACAAATATTATGGTAACTTCAGATGATAGTACGGTGATGACCCAAGCCTTTTGTATTGATCAGGAACAATTTCTTTTGAGATCTCAGAAACAGCGTGCATCACATCTATACATGGCAGTGTTTAGGTCGATGAGACCAGTTGGACTTAGGATGGTTTCTGTAACTCCGAATCTGCCCAAAGAAGTCGTTGCATCAGACAAAGGAGAATTTAATTCAAATGACAGCGGTATTGGTTCATCTTGCCCAATACTGGGCTTCAGAGAGGGTACTTCACTCTTGGTTCCTCCAAGCAGTCCATCATTGATTGGTGATTATCTGAATGCTCATGCAAATTCCAGGTCAGTGGCTTTTGCCGGCCAAGGTCTGGATACTGCCAATTTTTTCCATGCATTGTCAATTGACTCAATTGAGGAGAGGTGGAGACTGACAGCTGACGAACGAAATGAATTGTTATCAATGGAAATCATCCCAAAGCAACTTCTGCAGACTGCCAGTGGGACTGACTTGTGTTCGTCTCCAGCATCATGGCTGCACCCTGTGACAAGAGCATGTCTTATTGATTTGGCAGTACATAACAATTCAAAAAAAGAAGATCTTGATCCACATGTCCGAGACACTGTTTATGGTCCTTTAATGCA